ATGAGAAAGATCATCTTCAAGCGAGATGTGCCCATCTCGAATACTGTTCTTTGGCAACTCCAGAAGGACGGGCTATTCCCCAACGGGTTCAAACTGCACGGCCAGAAAACCGTTGCATGGTATTCGGATGAAATCGACAGAGTTCTAGCTTTACGCGCTGCCGGAGCAACCGACGGCCAGGTACGCGAGTTGGTCGACCAGATCCATATCGAACGGAAACGCGCAGCCGAGGCGATCATAAACGGAGGCGTGGCATGAACGAGGACAACATCCATGTACCTACCACCCCCACCGATCGAGATTGCGGCACTACTGGCCCTGATAACCGCCGTGATCGTATCAGGACTGCCCGGCATTGCATGAGTATCTATTACCGGGCACATGCATTGCTCGTGTATCTCAAGACCCGGCGCATCCGCGCAACCAACCCGGCCAAGCGTGAATGTTGCGAGCTGATGGTCCAGTTCGACAGGCTGGCGGGGAATATGTGGATAGACCCTAAGCATCCCTGCTGGAAAACCATCAGCACATGGTTGTCTGATCGCGCCTGGAGCAAGCCGCCAATATTCGGCAAGTCCGAGATGCTCGAAGTGATCAACGGCGCAAGAGCTGAGTTCGAGAGGGCGAACCGCACAACCCATATGTTCCTGGATCGACTTGAACGGTTGATTCTGAATCGTATTGATAAAAAAAGCGCCGAGTCCTGAATACTCGACGCTTGAGGTGTTTTCAAAAATGACAATTGAAACTTTACCTGATTGGTTGCAGCCGGTCAACGAATCGACCATCGTCACCTATGCCCTGTTAGGCTGGAAGTTGATACCAGTTCCCCCAGGCACGAAGGGACCACGTAAGGCCGGTTGGAACCGTGCCGAAAACTGCTATCTGCCCGACAACTGGACCGGCAATGTCGGGCTTGCGTTGGCCTACAGTGGCGTAGTCAGTATTGACATAGACCATTGGCTGAAAGCTGCCCGGTGGTTGGTTGATCGCGGAATTGATATGGACGCGCTTTATCAGGCCCCTGGAGCCGTTAAGATCGACTCCGGCAAACCTGGACACGGGAAACTGTTGTATCGGCTCCCTGAAGGCTCACAGCCGCTTGTATCGCAAAAGATCATTATTGACCGGGAGTGCATTCTAGAGTTTCGCTGTGCCACCTCAAACGGGTTGACGGTTCAAGATTTGGTTTATCCCAGTATCCACCCGGAGACCCAACAGCCCTACCGATGGGTAAAACCCGATCACATTGAGCTGTTCGATTGGTTAAATGCAATGCCCACACTGCCGGATGATCTGTTGAAGGTCTGGCAGGATCTTGCCGCACCCCGGGAGCCGGTAATCACAAACTCGGATCTGTCTGCTGACTGGCAGCAGGTCAAAGAGGCATTAGGGTGTATATCTCCCGACTGTTCCCGTGATGAATGGATACGGGTAGGCATGGGCCTGCATGATGCTGGGGTTAAGTCTGGCTCACCGGATACCGGGTTTTATTTGTGGGACGAGTGGAGCCAGGGCAGCGCAAAGTATCCCGATGATCGGGAAATGTCTAAACAGTGGGGCAGCTTCAAATCTGGTGACGGGATTTCACTCGGAACACTCTTCAAACTTGCCAAGGATGCAGGATGGACCCGCCCCGCACCTGATCCACAAGAGCTGTTTAAGGATGTGGTCGCATCACATAAAACACCTTCAAGCGAAACCAGCCATAAGTCGTGGGGCGAGTTGTCTACCCGGATCTTTGACCCCATCGACTGGGTAGTATCGGACCTGATCCCCCCGGGTGTTTCTCTTCTTGTTGGCAGACCCAAACAGGGGAAGTCGTGGCTTGTCCACGCTATGGCCCTGATGGTGGCTGCTGGGCGGCCTGTATTCGGTTTACAGACGAGCGGGGCCGCTGTCCTGTATATGGCGCTGGAGGACAGTGAACGTCGGTTGCACGATCGCACAAAGAAGCTGATCAAGTCTTATGGGCTGTCCGATGCAGAACTGCACAGCAAGTTCTACTACATGACCCACGCCCCGATGCTGGGTGATGGGTTGGAGACTGCATTGCAAGCCAAAATGGACGAGATCCCCAACCTTCGTCTGATCGTGATTGATGTCCTCGCACAGGTCCGACAAGGCCGGAGAGGGAGCCAGTCGGTTTATGAAGCTGACTATGAAGTGGGGAAGCAGTTAAAGACCGTATCGGCCATGTTCCCCGATGTGGCAATTCTAGTCGTTCACCATGCAAACAAGGGCGGCGGTGACGCTCTGGACTCGGTATCCGGGACCAATGGCCTATCCGGTGGCGTGGATAATATTTTCACTTTAATGCACGGCAACGCCGGGATGGAGCTGCACATCAACGGCAGAGACATCGAAGACAGTTCGACCATTCCCCTGATTAAAGGCGTGGACAAAATGTGGACCCTTGCCAGTCGGCAGGAGGCTGCCGAGGTAATGCGCAGTGACACACGCACATCCATTGTTAACGCCATGCGGGAAGGTGCATCCAGTCCGAAAGAGATAGCCGAGGCTGCCGGGTTGCCGGACCACACCGTAAAGCTGCAACTGGGTCGCATGGTTAAGCAAGATGAAGTCATTAAGACGGGCCGGGGCAGCTATGTGCTGTTTGAAACATGAACCCAGTGGGGTGTTCGATGAGGGTTTTTGTGGGGTTCTTAGGTACCCCCAATACTTCCAATACGCCAATACATCGAAAAGTATCAACATATCTAAAGTATTGGGGGGGGTATAGAGAGCAGACCGGCAAAAATAGCCCAAAAGGTAATGAAAGTATCGGAAGTATTGGGGGGTATGAAAGTATCGCACAAAAGTATCGCGCTCAGGTTCGTTACTTTACCAAGCCACCATCGAACACCCCATTGGGGTTTAACCGCTACCGGGTCGGAAACTCGGCAAAACTCAGGAGATTGTAAAAATGAGATTTACCGACATGCTCAAATCGAAACTCCCCACCCTCGAACAGGCACGGGCAACCGTCGATAACCTGGAGACCAAACTCGAACAGGCAACCGATCAAGCGGCCACCGCTGAAGCGGAGCTGAATGCCGCCCTGTTGGCCCATGAAGAAGGCACCATTCAGCAGGCAGAGCTTGCCAAAGCCCGCAAGGCAGCAGAGGCAACCCGGCAGACCCTCCAGGACGCCCAAGGCGCTCTGACCGGTGCCCGTCAACGTCTGGCCGATGCGGAGGCCCAGGAGGCCCTGAACGAGCGGGAGACAGCCCGACAGGCTGCCCTGAACCTTGCAGCGGAACGGGTCAAGCTTGCTCGCCAGATCGAGAAGCAAACCGCCGCTCTTGCTGAGTCCATGCGCCAGTTACAAGATCAATCCGAGGAGGTCCGCCAGGGCTACCCCGGACAGATCGACCCGACTGCAACACTGATCGGCCCCCGCGATATATTCGACGCGCTTCAGGAAAACTTGTGGCGTCATGGTGTCGTGATCGGTGGAGCATTCAGCCAGTGGGAGTTAGAACGCCGCCCTTCCCTTGCTGAAAAATTGGAAACCGCTAAATCTTACCTGGAGAAATCAGCATGAACGACATGACAGCAGAAACAGGAATGAATGAACCCGGCATTGGGGCAACTGAGGGCGAAGGCTCCACAATCGAGATCGGTTCCGATGCCTTCACCCCCGAACAGTTGCAGCAGCTCAAAAACTGGGCCATCGAAGACGGGAATCTCCCGGAAGAGACCACCGGGGAAACGGTTTCAAGTGAAACCGAACAACCCGAGTTCGACCTGCACACACCTCACACAGATCTGTACGGTCAAGAGGTCCGGGGAGTCGACTACAAACTCCCCGCCCCAGCTCCCGGAACAGATGCAATGGAGCTTACTGAACAGCAATCGGTAATGGCGGCGTTTGCCGCTGAAGGTATCCCGGCTGACCTTGGGTCAGAGTTTGCGAATGTTTGGAACAAGCATGTTTCCCAGCCAGTGGACGCCGAAGCCTATGAACTCAGCCGGGCACAGTCTGTTGCTCAACTCGAACAGGTCTATGGTGATCGTTTGGATTCGATTGTGGAAGCAGCACAGTCCGAAGTGGATAGGCTGGCCGTTCGGCTGCCATGGCTGAAAGATGCCCTGCTTCAAACTACCCTTGGGCATGATCCGTGGTTGATCGGTACGCTTGCGAACTTGGCAGAGGCCCGACAGGGCAAAGGCGGATGAGTGGAAGCCGGGGGTATGGGGTGCAGGAAACCCCATACCCCGCACACACGAACCAATTAACGACTTGGAGGAACATCCGTGGGATCATCTACCCAGCAACCAGGGCATCCCGGCAATGTGGCCACTACCCAGCCCCCCGACACAGTGGATACCCAGCAACAAGGACAGTCCAGCACCCCAACAACGGCAAAGGCACCCTTGCCGCCGGTCAATCTGCCCCCTGATCTCCCGGCATGGCTGGCACCCCGGCCCGAGTTCAGCCGGGACGATCTGGGCGGGCTGCTGGGGTATCTGCGTAACGGAAAGAGCCTGACCGCCTTCTGTCGGGATCGGAGCATCGACCCCGGAACCCTTCGCCGGTGGATACATGACGATATTGAACGGCTGAACCTGTACCGGGATGCCCAGTCGCTGGGTGCAGAACTCATCGAGGATCAACTGCTCGACATCTCCGACGGCACCGACTCGCAAATCCCCAACGATATACAACGCGATGCGCTCCGGGTGAAGACCCGGCAATACCTTCTGGAGGTGTGGAACCGTGACCGATACGGAAACAAGGCGAGGGTCGAGGTTGGCGTGACCGTAGACATTACCGGGGCTATGCGGGAGGCACAGCAGCGAGTGGAGCGATTGCGGGGAAGAACCTTCGAGGGGGAGGTTTTGACCGATGACGCATAAGCGTAAGAGCGGTGTTCTCGCTGCCCATATCGGCAGCCATTTAAGCCAAGCCGACAAGGCCCAGATCGAACACATGAGCCCGGATCAGGTCGATCAGTGGGTGGATGCCCGGCTGGCTGACAAACAGGCCCGGGGGGATGCGAACCGCGAGGCAACCCAAGTCACCCCGAAATCTCAACGTCCGGCTTGTGGAGCCAAGACCCGGGCCGGTGGCCGCTGTAAAGCAAAGCCTGTATGGGACCGCGAGAACGACCGGCCGAGGAACGGGAAATGCCGGCTACATGGTGGCCTGTCTACGGGACCGAAGACCGAGGCCGGGAAACGGCGGGTTGCGGAGGCGGCTAGAAGGATGTGGAAGAAGTCCAGGTGATTTACTCGTTATCGTATCCCATTTCTTTCCGTACCCGCTTCATGCGTTCATCATCGGATTCAAACATCGTTGTATATGGAAGAAGCGTCCATGAATGCCTTATCTTGTCAAAGATGCTGTAAGTGATAGATCCAATCAAGAAGCCCACGGGTATTGCAAAAAGTATTTTCGCTAGTGCTGCGGCAATATCACCGGCGGATACTGGGCTTGAAGTTTTGAATAGGTTGATTGCATCAGCAAACCCGCCCAGTAGCATCACCCATACCGCCACATATACAACGAGCCCAATGCCAAGAACTACAACTACACCAGCGACAGCACCGCTCAAGGCAATGTAAATAACCGAGAGTAATCCGAGAAATATACGCATTGCTCTATTACCTCTTAATCCCCGGCATTGCCCCTAGTGGAGGTGTCTAAACCTTTTTTGCGAATAGACTGACAAGGTTTAGGAATACCCCAACGACAAATGCGAAGAGCGCTCCTAAATGCACTCTCAAAGACCAAACCAAACCGACAGCGGTTGCATTCGTAATCCAGAAAGCGGTTTTTCTCGAACTGTATGAAAAGAATTGATAAACGAATTGCTCTATCAGCGATCTACTACGGGAGAATTCAACATTCAGTAGGATTAACAGCAGGGCACCCGTTATCAACCCCATCCAGGCGAGTTGCTTTCGGCTAAAAATCGGATAAGGTGAGTAATCAGGGTCATGGTTTTTCTTGGGGTGCGACACGTATTGTTCGATCTTGTGCCCTCCCTCTTCAGGTGAGCATCCCGGGAGAATCTTGAGCCGATGGCCAAAAGACAACGCCTCATCAAGTGATTTAAAATACCAATCCTTCACCTCATAGCGCTGTTCATACGCATCGTACTTAACCCCAAGTTTTTCCATCAAATCGCCTGGGTTGTTGATTCCGTAAATTTTGGTGAGGTCTGAATACGTTTTCATCGAAATCCTTTAATTCACAAAACGGAATAACGAACTTAATTCAGAATGCAGAATTCCACTGTAAAACGCAACCACAATACCAGCCCACCCATCGACCGGTCCCACCTGGAAAAATATTTTCAAATTTTTATTTGGATCCGGGGAGTAGATCCCCTACACATCAAACAAACCCGGATTCCCGGCCCCCTCCCCCCGATACTCCCCCCCTATGCCTGGATTCGATATGTAGGGCTGCGGGGTTGCCGGTTGGCCGGTGGATCTGGGCAGATGGGTGGATCAGTTCACCGGCTGCAGGTCTTATGAATTACCCGGCTACACCATCGAACTGAAACAAAAAGGGGGACTGACTGGGGGACCGATAGATGGCATCCTTGCCTAACCATCTGATTAGCATAGTAATTATGCTTTGTATTGGCGGAGAGACAGGGATTCGAACCTTGCATGATAGATGTCTGTATTTTTATTACATTAAAAATCAGTTAGTTACGTTTTTCATTTCATTAGATCGCGCAAAGCATTGGTCCCAAGATGGTCCCAGCATTATATGGGTATCACAGCAACGGCCGCCAGTATGGCAGTCCGATCCGAAAACACGAGGCATAGCCGGAAAAAGGTGATAATGGTAATCAGGCGACGGAACTTGATGCAAGTTTATGTTTTTTCGCACTAATTTCAATGAATCAGAAAGGTGATAATTTGGTGATTAAATGGTAATTGATTACCTTTTTGTATAGTGATAATTGTATATTTATTAATCCTTATTATTCAGTAACATACGATTAATTACCTTCTTGATCACCTTTTACCACCTTTTTCGGGTAATTATTTTTAATATGAATATCAATTGGTTACACATGATTTGCGTGTAATTTACCCGTATCACCTTTTTCCGATGACCGACCGGGGATTTTATTGCTGAAAATATTATTTTTTCTAGTAGAATCAGAACGATACAGCACGCACCTTAAATATCATGGAGTATTTATTGATGGCCCGCCCAACCATTACACAATGCCCGCACTGTCATACAAATTGCACCGTTAAAAGAAGCCAGCAACTATCCCCGATGTGCAGAGAGATCACCGCCGCCTGCTCTAATGTTGAATGCGGGTGGACTGGTGTTTTCTATCAATCGCCAGTCAGAACATTGAGTCCGTCCGCGCTACCAGACCCGTCAATTTCCATCCCGATATCAACTCACATTGATACCGAAAAAGTGAAGAAATCACTGCAGCAAACTGCATAAAAATGCAGGATTTTTAGAAGCGTTACACCAGCACCAAACACCTGCCGCGCTCCGTTGTTATTGGGGTGTGCGGCTGCGTAAATTTCGACACTTTTAGCGGGCAGGCGTGGCGGGGGGAGAACTGCGCGCGCGCCGTGGTGGTGGCTGGGGCTTGGCTGGCTGGCCTGGGCAGTCATTTGGCTGGCGGTGGGCGCAAAAAACCCGGCTGGCGCCGGGTTGTGTGGGTTGGTGATTGGGCTACTCCCAGTTTCTGATGATCAGCTCGTTCCGCCTGGAGGGTGCGCTCTTCGATACCGTGTAGGCAATGGGCACCGTTTCAATATTCATCCCGGCAAAGATCTCCCGCATCTCCGGTATATCATTCAGGGTGATCAGCATGCGCCCCTTGATCGATCCCGCCAGGTCGGCGATCCGTTTATACGGCCTATGTCTGTGCGGCCGCTTCCTCAATGACATAAGGGTCGAAGCGGATCACCTCTACCCCTATCCATTCATTCAACTCTTTGAACCGCTCCTGCAGCGGGACGATCTCGTTTCGGTTGAACACCTTGGCGGCGTCCTGTACCGACCCGAACCCGCTGCCGTTGGTGGGGATGATGCCCATCAGGTGCGGTGGTACCCGGTGGACGGCCAGCACATCGTCACGGGTCACATTCTTGATATTGAAGAACTCATCCTTGGCCTGGACCTCGCTGATCGGGATGATCTGCAGGCCATCTTTCTGCCCGTTCGGCGCGTACATGAACAGGTTGCGGAAGTTGCCCGGGCCTTTCGACTCCTTCAGAGCGGTGCGTAGGGCCTCGATATCACCCTCCTCCTGGGCAGCATCACTCATATAGAGAATGAAACCGGCATGGCTGCCGTTCTGGTAATACTTGCGCCGGAACAGGGTGGCAGATTCATTCAACCAGGCGCTGTTCAGCCCGGAGATATACTCGGGCACCCCATACAGCTCCTGGTTGAAGTCCGGCTCCATCAGTTGGAATACCGTGCCTGGGTCGAACTCCTGGGCATCATAGAAGTTCGGCACGAACCAGAACCGGTCATCCTTCCCGCGGCGGGTGTATTTTGACGGGCTGACCTTGAGTTTAAGCGGGCCATTCATACGGTTGTTGACCCGCTGCAGGTAGGCATCACCCATAATCAGATAGTCCAGCGCCAGGCGTGAGAATTCCTGCTTGGGCAGCAACGTGTGGGCCATGTAGGAGCTGACCAGAATATTGCGCTTCATATAGATAGCGCTGGCGTGGTGCGGGTTGGCATTGAACGACTTGGCCAGACCGGCCCTGCTGACCGGTGGTTCATACCACTTACCATTCCACCAGCTCTCGGTCAGTCCGAGAATGTCCCGCCCTTCAAGCACGGGTGATGGATCACCGAAGCTGAAAACCTCGGCCTTTGAATTCGCTGCCTTTGTTGCCTTCTTAGCCTTTTTGGCCATCAGTAGATCTCCAGTATTGAACCACTGCCCCCACCCGCAATGGATTGCAGGGGCTGTTTGTCGAGTGCGTGCATAGTGGCCCACGCCAGATCGGCATGGCCGGTTTCATTGGAGCGGGCCGCCTCATAGGTGACGCGGTTACCCGATGCGGTGAGGGTCTTGCGGATCATCAGGAAAGCGGACGGCACATCGGTCCAGCCGGCGTCAAACTCGAGCCGTCCGGAGCCGATCACATCCTTGGCCTTCAGCACCAGGCGGGTTTTTACCTCCGGGCTGTACTTGATCGCAGTTGCGGCCGGGAAGAACTTCTTCACCAGGTCATAGACACCATAGCCGATGCCGGTGATATCGATGCCGATGTGCTGCACATTGAACCGCTTGGTCAGGGCGCGGATCTTCTCCGCCTGATCGGGGAAATCCATGCCGCGCCAGGAGTGCTTCTCCAGGATGCGGAACTTGCCGCCAGGCACCAGGGGCGGCGCGATCACCACGCAACTGGCATCGTCAGTGGTGCGGCTGGGGTCGTAACCAATCCAGACCGGACGCTGCGCAAAGGGCCGGGTGGAGAACGGCTTCCAGTCGTTCCACACCACCCAGGTATCCACCATCCCCTTCTGCAGCTCGGCCAGGCTGAAGATGCTGGCAGTGTCATCGATGAATTGACACATCAGCAGGTTGTCGTACTCCTCCTGGCTGTACTCCAGACGCAGTTCATCCAGGTCGAACAGGTCGCAGCCTTGGGCGACGGCATCCTCCACGGTGACAATGTGGCGCCACTGGCGATCCTCGCACAGCAGGCCATCCTTCAGGTTGGCATGGGTGGTATCGATGACGATCTGGCCGTCTTTCTTGCGCCCGCGGTTGAAGTGGCTGCCGTCCCAGAACGGGTAGGCCTCGTGGGTGATGGATGACGGGGTTGAGAAATAGGTCTTGGTCCACTGCTTGTGCATGGCCATGCCGCTGGCCACCTTGTTCAGCTCCTTGAAACGCTGTATCCAGAAGTACTCATCAATGTAGAGATCGCCGTGGTAACTCTGTGCGGTGCGGAAGTTGGTCCCCAAAAAATAGAGGTGCGCGCCATTCGGAAGCACAATGGGATCACCGGTCAGGTCTATGCCGCCCACCTCCCGGGCGAACTGGACGATGTACTGGCGGAACACATGGGCCTGATTCTTGGAGGCCGACAGGAAGATCTTGTTGCGGCCGGTGCGCAGGGCGTGAATGAACGCCTCGCGCGCAAAGTAGTAGGTCGCACCGACCTGCCGGCTCTTCAGGATGTTGCGGATGCGGCGGTTCAGTTCGCGCTGTTGCCACCACTGTTTCTGATAGCCGAACAACTCATCGTGAAACGCCTCCTCCAGCCGTTCCAGGGCCTCATCGGGCACCTCGTTTTTAACCGGCTTGCTCTTCCGCTTGCGGTTACGGTTTCGCAGCCTGGGATTCAGGTCCGCCTCATTACCGCCCTGGTCATAGCGGCGGATCCTGGCGGTGCGCTCCAGCGCCTTGGTCAGGACCTCCACCTCTTGCAGGTCCCCGGTACTCTTCTCCTCCAGGGCGATCACCTTGGCCAGGCGGATCTCCAGATTGGTTTCCGTGCGCTGTACCGATGAGCTGGTGTCCCATTCGTCCCGCTTCTTCCAGGAATGCACCGTCGCCGACGGCAACCCCAGCTTTCTTGAGATATAGGACACGCGATAGCCCTGCCAATAAAGCAGTTTTGCTTCCAGCCGTGGGTCCAGTTGTGAACAGGCAACAGTCATGGGGACAGGCTACCCGGCAAAACCGGCCGCCATTACACAAGCAAGCGTTAAACCCCGGGGTTTAACGCCGGATTTCGTTGCCAACAGCGCCCCCAGCCGCGACCCTCTTCATCACAATTATTGAATTCATAGAGCACCCAACAGGACCATTGCCCATGAAAAAGCGCTCAAAATTTTTCAGGGTGGCGCAGGAAGGCGACACCATCGATGGCCGCAAGATCACCCGGCAGGATATCAATGACGCGGTCGCCAATTTCGATAGCAAACGCTTTGGCGCCAGAGTCTGGTTGGAGCACATGCGGGGTTACGTTCCTGGCGGACCGTTTGATGCCCTGGGTGATGTCGCCGCCATAAAGGCACAGGATGACAACGGCATCATGGGACTCTACGCCCAGATCGAACCCCTGCCTGAACTGATCGCCATCAATCAGCGCGCACAGAAAATCTACAGCTCTATTGAACTGACGTTCAGCAAGGGTAAGGCGTGGTTGACCGGCTTGGCAGTCACCGACTCCCCCGCCTCGTTTGGCACCGAGCGTCTGTCGTTCAATGCAGAATCCAACCTCTACAAAGGCCCGACCCTGGATGATGAACATCTCTACTCGGTCGGCATGGAAACCGAAATCGAATTCGTGGACTCCTCCGACGATGATGCTGGCCGCAAGGATGACACTGGGGCTGGGACGCCCACTCTTTTTTCACGCGTCAAAACCCTGCTGGGCCTGCACAAGAAAGATACGGACAACTACCTGTCGGATATCGATGACGCGGTGATGCAGATCGCCGAAAGTCAGCAGGCACTGATCGAGGCACAGCCCGACACCGCCGCGTTCAGTCAACTGCAGACCAATTACACAGAGCTGAAGTCTGCCCATGACGCCCTCAGTCAGCAGTTCACGGAACTGACGGAACAGCTGCAGCAGGAACCTGACGGCAAACAGTTCAGCCGCCCTCCCGCCACCGGCGGCAGCGGAAACATCCAGACCGATTGCTAGGAGCAACGCAATGCGCAACGAAACCAGAGAACTTTTCAACGCCTACGTAGAGCAGGTCGCTTCGGTCAACGGTGTGCCGGATGCCACCAAGAAGTTTGCCGCCGCGCCCAGTGTCGAGCAAACCCTGGAGAACCACATCCAGGAGAGCAGCGCCTTCCTGGGCGAGGTAAACATTATCGGCGTCGGCGAGCAGCAAGGCGAAAAGCTGGGGCTCTCGCTGGGGTCCACCATTGCCGGGCGCACCGATACCAGCGCCAACGATCGTGAAACACAGGACCCGTCTGGTGTCGATGACCGTGGTTACTTCTGCAAGCAGACCAACTTCGATACCCACTTGACCTACGGCAAGCTGGATGCCTGGGCCAAGTTCCAGGACTTCCAGACCCGCATCCGTAACCAAATCATTCGCCAGCAGGCCCTGGACCGGATCATGATCGGATTCAACGGCATCAGCGCAGCAGCCGCAACCGATCGCGTCGCCAATCCGCTGCTGCAGGATGTCAACATCGGTTGGCTGAAGAAGCTGGAGACCGAAGCCGCATCCCGTTACATGACTGAAGGCGGCAACGTCGGTGAAGTTCGCGTCGGAGCCGGCGGCGACTATGAAAACCTCGACGCCCTGGTCTACGACATGCGCAGCAACCTGCTGGCCCCCTGGCATCGGCGTAACACCACATTCACCGCCATCTGCGGCGCTGACCTGGTGGATGAGAAGTATTTCCCCATGATCAACACCCATGCGGACACCCCGACCGAATCCCGCGCACTGGATCTGATGATCAGCAACAAGCGCATGGGCGGACTGCGGGTGGCGGAGGTACCGTTCTTTCCGGACCGCAGCATCATGATCTCGCTGCTCAGCTCCAACGGGGATTCCAACCTATCCATTTATCCGCAGAACGGCACCCGGCGCCGCACCATCGTGGACAATGCCCGCCGCGATCGCATCGAGAACTTTGAGTCTGTCAACGAGGCCTATGTGATCGAGGATCTGACCGGTGCAGCGGCCTGTATCAACATCAAGCTGCCGGACGGTCTGGGCGGCTGGGCGTAACGGCTACCAGCAAGCCTGAAAGAATCCCCGGCGCTACGTCGGGGGTTTTTTAAAACAGATGAGGAACGCAATATGCTCACCCCGGCAAAAAAGCACTTTATGAAAACCCAGGCCGCCAGCGAAACCGCCAGCGATGACCTGGAAGGCTATGCGGATGCCAGCCAGTATGAACTGATGCTGGCGCAACTGGCGCAGCACAAACGCCAGCTGAAAATGATTCAAAGCACTGAGATGAAGTGTGATTTCAAAAAGTCGATTCTTCACGAATACGCACCTTATGTGTATGGCGTCATCGAATCCGGCGCCGGTGTCCAAGACGATGTATTGATGACCATCATGCTCTGGTGCATCGATGCTGGCGACATTGCTTGCGCGATCCAGATCGCCGCCTATGCCCTCGCCAACGATCTGAAAATGCCGGACCAATACAAACGCGACCTGGCCACCACCCTGGCCGAAGAGGTGGCTGAATATGCCGCCCGCGACCCATCAGCCATACCCACTGACGACCTGCTGGCAGTGGACAGCATGACATCTGAGCGCGACATGCCTGATGAAGTGCGCGCCAAGCTGCACAAGGCCATCGGTACCCAGTTGAGCGAAACCGACAAGCCGGCCGCCCTGGAACACCTGAAGCGCGCCCTGCAGCTGCATGACCGCAGCGGGGTAAAGAAACAGATCGAGAAGCTGGAACGCGAGATCCAGCAGAGCAACTGAGTTCTCCGGCCTACGGGCCTGGCGGCCCGGTGTGGAGTAAGGCTCCAGCTATTTACCACACACCGTAAGCCGCCACTCTAATTCAAGCAAAGGGGCCGATATGAAACACGTGAACAAAGTCTCGTTATTGTGTGCTGTCGCCTTATGTGTCTTGTTGGTAGTGCCGGCTTTCGGCGGCAGCAATAACAGTGGCTGCGGGAGTTTTGATACACAGCAACTCCGCGATGATCTTGACTCGGGCCATTTCGAACGCGGAGGAGTTGAACTGGCAAAGTCGACTCTGCGGCTGCTCGCAAAGCAACTTGATTGCGAGCGCGGCCGCTAACGATGAGCTTTATCGCCACCGGAGCAAGTCAGGAAAGCGGGGTTACCATTAAGAACCTCGCCTTCTATCCGGATCTAAATCTGGATGACTTCCGCGCGCTCTATCGGGTCGATACCACCACTAAAAACGATGTGGCGGTGGACGTACTGACAAACGCCATGATCAGCACCAACGTGGAGCTGAAAGACTGGCGGGCAGCACAGGAAGCCGACGGCCATGCCACTCTGGCCGTAGTGCCTGCTGATAGCTACGACGGCACATCGGAAAAGATCACCCACTACCTGACCGCCGTCTACAGCCGCGCCAAGGCACTGCTGGTGGAACGGTTCCGCGACTTCGACAGCACCGGCAGCGGTCACGGTCGCGCCGATGAGTTGAACCTGACCACGGACGACTACCTGCAGCAGACCCGCGAATCCCTGCGCGCGCTGAAAGGGTTGCCCCGCACCATCGTGGAGCTGATATGACCACCGTCGTCAGCCAGCAACACGACACAGTCGATCAGATCTGTCTCCGCCATTACGGCCGTACCGCCGGCGTTACAGAACAGGTACTGGACGCCAATCCGGGGCTGGCAGAACGGGGACCGGTTATCCCGGCAGGTATCACCATCACCCTGCCTAAAGTCACGCAAAAAGCCGAACAGAAAATAGTCAACCTATGGGACTGAAAACGCACATGCCAATCAAGGAATACACAGCGGGAAAGCTGATCACCGCCCTGGCTGGCGGTACCGGCGCGGCCATAGCCATGGCGGTGCTCATACCCAAATCAAAAGCGGAGGCCTTCCTGCGCGGCTATGTCGGCCTGGCCACCCCCGTGATCAGCACCGACATGATCATCAATCGACTGGGCCTGCCACACGATACCGATACCGTGATCTTTGTTGCCGCCGCCGTCGGTTTTGGCGCCTGGTTTACCCTGGGCGCCGCCGCCAGATCACTGGAACGGATACGCCAGATCGGCCTGATCCAGGCCTGGGAAGAGCTCAAGGGGTGGCGTCGGTGAGCCTGTTAAAAGCCGCCGTCATTCACGGCATCATCCAGCGCGAAGGCGACTATGTTGATCGCCCGGAAGATTCCGGAGGCCCCACCCGCTACGGCATCACCGAAGCGGTGGCCAGAGCGGCCGGTTATATCGGCCCCATGCGCACCATGCCGATCGAGATCGCCTCATCCATCTATGCCCGCCGTTACTGGGACGCCCTGTCTCTGGGTGAGATTGAGCTCCTCTCTCCCCTGCTGGCTGAAGAGTTGGCAGACACCGGGGTGAACCAGGGTGTAAAGCGCGCTGCCGAACACCTGCAGCGCGCACTCAACGTGTTGAACAACCGCGGGGAGATCTATCCGGATATCGCCGTGGATGGCGATATTGGACCGTTAACACTCTATTCCCTACGCGCCTATCTGCAGCGCCGCGGCAAAGAGGGCATCACCATCCTGCACCGGATGCTGAACAGCCTGCAGGGCGCCTTCTATGTCGGCCTGGCCGAGCGCCGGGAGAAAGACGAAACCTTTATCTATGGCTGGTTTAAAAACCGAGTCGTCTAGGAGTCCAACATGGCACCACTACTCGCAGTAGCCCTACAAGCAGTACCCGGACTGATAAGCCTGTTTAACTCGGATGCTGGCGAAGCCGCCGAAAAAGTAACCGGTATTGTGCGCAGTATCACTGGCACAGAAGATCCAGCGCAGGCGGCCGAACGGCTACGCCAGAACAGCGAACTGATGCTGCAGCTGAAAGAGGCGCTGTATAGCTTCCAGATCGCCATGGAGCAGGAAAAGACCAAACGCCTGCAGGCCATCAACCAGACCATGCAGTCAGAGAACAATGCAAAAAACTGGTGGTCATCTGCCTGGCGTCCATTCTGGGGGGCGGTCTCGGCCCTCGCGTTTCTGGCTGTCAGTATCCTGGTCTGCACGCTGGCATACAGGGCTGTGATCGGTGGTCAGCCGGAGGCGATAACCATGATCCCTAATCTGATCAGTTCGCTGGCCATGCTGTTTGGCATCCCTGCCGCCATCCTGGGTGTCGCGTCCTGGCATCGCGGTATGGAAAGGCGTGTTGTCGCTGGCGAGATTAAAAAATAGCCATGGACCAATTCGACCGTGCCACACAGATTGAAGAACGAGACAGAGATCTAGCCATTGCCAGGCGCGTCAAGTACAGCGGTGACAGCGCGGAAAGCTGCGATGAATGTCTGGACCCAATCCCACAAGCCAGGCGTGATGCCATACCCGGCGTCCGCCTTTGTATCAGTTGCCAGCAAGCCGATGAGCTGCGCACAAAAACAGGAGCACCCTAAATGACTATCGGACTATCAACCGCCATTCGTGACGCCCGCATCACAGTAATCCGTGACGCCCTGAACAGCGGTACTCTGGAGTTTTACACCGCCCCACGACCGGCCACTGGCGCTGCAATTGGTGGAGCCATCCTTTTAGGCACACTCGGTATACCAGTCTCATCTGGCAACGTTGCAAATGGCCAGATGACGGTTGCCGACATGACCGAGGATGAGGCTGCCGATGCCTCCGGAACCGCCGTGTGGGCAAGAGGCAAGGACAATGGTGGAGCCTTTGTTTCCGACTTTAGTGTCGGCGCGACGGGTTCCGGCGCTGATATCGAACTGAACGATATCAACATCGTGCAGAACGGTTCTATCGATGTCACCGGCGGCACCATCACTGAAGGCAATGCCTGATCTGCCGCCCGACCTGGACCCGGCTGCTGGTGTCGCCTTTGGCGTCATCATCAGCCTGGTGTTCTGGGCATGCCTGATCCTGTTATAGCCATCAAGTTCTGGCACTGCGCCATCATGTATGGCGCCGGATGCACCACAGGCACCCTGGTAACCATGATTTTATTGGAGCCGTTTTTATGATTCCAGCAACCCTAACACCCCCCCCGCATTACAGCGCCGATGTCGCCTACCGTGCGCTGTCTCCATTGCGCCCGTTTATTAACTCTGCGCTGCCGTTGCTAAAGGCAGGTTTGACCGCAAAGGTTGCCCGGGAGCTGTTCACTCAGCTTGAGCGCATTGCTGTCAATCTCCAGCACTCCTACGAGTCCGGCGCCCTGGAAGGGTCTGCAGAGTGGAAAGGCAATGTCGGCGCAGCATTGATGGATATTGCAGCCATTTCATCAGTCGCCGGTCCCATCCAGATTAAATACGCCGAGCAGACGGGCTCAGTGATTGCTGCCGGTGCGCAGTCAGGCCAGGCTATCAGTTTGGATGATGCCAATAGCAGCATCGTATTTGATCAGGCCGACATCGATGCCATCATTGCTGTCATCAACAGCGTAATCGAGTAACGCCATGTGCGAAATCCTGGTCCGCCGATCTGATAACAGGATCATCCGGTGCGAGGCGGATGGATTCGCGTGGGGTGCGATGGAAGTCCATTCCGTATTTGTTAAATCACATCGACAGTTCGATGGTTGGCATGGTCGGCTGTATCTAATCCGCTGTACTGATCTGTCTGCACCGGAGGGTGATGGGTTAATCGGCAGTGTCTATACAGGGTTGGAAGTCGAACATGAAACGACGCTCCCCAAGTGGGAACTGATGGCGATCGTGACCAGTGACTGAGGGTATAAAAACACTCAAAGCGAGCGGAGGTGATTACACTGATCCGCAGACCTGGTGGGATACTGAGTGTGCAACCTATGATTGTACCACCAACGCCACCAGTCCGGTGCTGGAGTGCTACAACGACTGGCCGACCGGGCTGTCGCAATTTGTAGATATGAATCAGGGCGTAGGTTACGCAGCTGATGTCAATCATCACCCTATTATAAGACCAGCATCGGGAGAAGGTCATAACGGCATTCCGCAGTCTGGATTTCATCTCAAAGTGTTCAGAAATTACAATACGGCTGTATTGGTTAATGCGGACTATGCTTTAGTTGATGGGATTGATGCGCAAAACACAGCGTCATTTGGCAGGGCTTTTGATAAATCAACCAATGGACAAACAGCAACAATTTGCAACTCAATCGGCAAGGGTGGGGCGTCTGTTGCTGCGTTCAACAATCTTCGTGGCACGTTTGACCGTGGAAATTTAGCGTGGGGAGGGTGGGCTGGCTTTGCCAATCAAAACTGGAACGCTGTAACGCTGCGCAACTGTGTAGCGGCGAACTGTAACAGAGGGTTTTATGTTTCATCGGATGGCGGCGGAGCTACGCTGAAAAACTGTGTTGCTTATAACAATACGACTAATTATGTTAGCGCCGGAGCTGGATGGGCCTCCTCAACGAATAACGCTGCGTCCGACGGTGCTACCAACACCCCTCCAGGATTTAACCCACTCACCACTGACGTTGTATCTAGTGACTTTGTAGACGCTGCCAACGACGACTACCACCTTTCAGCAACCTCACAACTGATTGGAGACGGCGCGAATCTCTAAACGGACGGTAGCGACGTCGATATAGACGGCGATGCGTGGCCGGACGCCGCGTGGGATATTGGGTTCGATTATTATGTGGCGCCTGGCGGCGGAGGTTCAACTGGCGCCATAGCCGCTACTTTGGAAGGCATCACCGCCACCCTAACCGGTACGTCCACACAGCCGCCGATTACCGGCCTGTTCTCTGCCCAGTTGGCTGGTGCTGCAAGCGCCCTGTCCGGCAGCACTGCCGTCCCACAATATGCCGGGCAGGTCGGCGTAGACCTTGAGGGCATCACCGCCAGCCTGACCGGCGCCTTTACACCACCAACGGTGACGGGCCTGTTCTCTGCCCAGCTGGCTGGTGTCACCAGCACCCTGTCTGGTGGCGTTACCGTCCCGCAATATGCCGGGCAGGTGGGAGCTACGCTTGACGGCATCAGCGCCAGCCTGACCGGCACAGTGACCCCGCCGGCCGTTGCCGGACTGTTCTCTACCCAGTTGGCTGGTGTCAGTGGCGCCCTGTCCGGCAGCTTCTCCACCGCACAACATAGCGGCCAGGTTATTGCAACCCTGGACGGCATCAGCGCCAGCCTGACCGGTAGCTTTACCCATCCCGTTGTTACCGGCGTGTTCGCGGGGCAGCTGGATGGTGTCAGCGCCACGCTTTCTGGTGGCATTACCCATCCCCAGTTCGTGGGCAGCGTTAACGCCGTCCTTGACGACATAACAAGCGCCCTGAACGGCGGCTTTATATCAACCGATCGAACCGGCACCCTTGGCGCCACGCTGGACGGTATCACGGCACACCTGTCCGGCTTAGTGGTTAACCCGACCACCGTCGGCGGTGAGCATGGCGGATTTATGAAACTAAACGAACTGCGTCAATACCTGCTGGCCGCCCCGCTGGGGCTGAACCCGGACAACCTGCTCACCTTCATCGACAAGGGCAAGGTGATCAGTTACCCGGGTGGCAACAACAAACATTTCAAGTTCGCCTTTCCGGCGCAGGTCATCATCATCGGTTACGCCGATGAGGTGGACAAGCTGGCGTTTTTCATTATTCAGTGGCTGGACCAGTATCAGCCGGACCACGGTGGCCAGGCGTTTGAATTCGACGTGGATATCATCGATCACCGCCAGGCGGATGTGTCCATTACCCTGACGCTGACAGAAACCATCACGGTTGCTGAATCACCGCAGGGCATCACCCTGAACCACTGCACAGAACCCAACATTCAGCCGATCACCATCCCGGGGGATAGCCTGCAGGTGCTGCTCAACGATGAGCTACTGGCGGATTGGGTGAACGGCGGCAAGTATGAAACCTATCACCTATGAGCGATGATCTGACCAGCCTGGAAAACTGGGTGCAACCGCTGCTGGACCAGCTCACGCCAGCCGCGAAAAAGCGCCTACTGCAACAGTTGGCCATCCAGCTGCGCCGCAGTCAGCAGGAGCGCATCAAGAAGCAGGAGAACCCGGACGGCACCTCCTTCGAACCACGCAAAACCCGGGCACAGAAAAAACGTGGTCACATCCGACGAAAGGCCAAGATGTTCCGCCAGCTGCGCCTGGCACGCCACATGAAGATCAGCGCCACTGCCAACCAGGTGAGCGTCGGGTTTACCGGAAAAACCGCCAAGATCGCCCGGGTACATCAGGAAGGAAAGACCGACCGCGTGGCGCCTGGCGGTCCACTGTATCAATACCCACGCCGCCAATTGTTGGGATTTACCGATAATGACCGCGACGCAGTAACAGAGACCCTGCTGAACCTCCTCAAAGATGGGCGTTAAACCCCCGGGTTTAACGCCTTCCGCACCTGCTTGAACCCACACCTCACCGCATAATCAGGCGCATGGATTATGCGCTTGTTGAACTGGCCCGCCGTATTGAAAACCTGATCCGCCCCGGCGTCGTGGCCGAGGCCGATTACAACGCGGCCAGGCTGCGCGTGCGAGTCGGCGGCATGACAACCAACTGGATCCCTTGGCTGACCCTGCGGGCCGGCGGCGATCGCAGCTGGTGGGCGCCAGAGGTCGGCGAGCAGGTGTTGCTGCTCTGCCCGGGTGGCGATCCTGCACAGGGTTATGCCCTGCCCGCCATCTACCGGACCACGCACCCGGCCAATGCCAACAGCCCGGATATTCATCGGGTGGACTACGGCAACGGTAGCTGGATCGAGCATGACCGGGCATCCGGAAAAATGAGCATCCACGCCGCGGGAGATATCGAGCTGATTGCCGGCGGCAATGTACGCATCAACGGTCAACGCATTGACCTCAACTAGGAGACACCATGAAACATCTACTACTGATCATGATCGCCACCCTCATCGGCTTTTTCGCCAGCCCGGCCAGCGCTATCGGCCAGGTTGGACACTGCACCGAGTGCCACGCCATTCAGGCCAATCAACAGGAGGCCGCCATGCCCGCCGTCACAAAACTGGGAGATCAATGTAGCGGCCACGGCTGTTGGCCATCCCGACCCAACGTAGGGGCATCACCGGATGTGTTTGTAAATGGTGTCGCCGCGCATCGTCAGGGTGATGCCTGGGCGGCCCACACCTGCCCCACCATCCCTGAAACCCATGCCAGCGTACTGGCCGCCGGGAGTACCACGGTATTTGTCAACGGCAAACAGCTGGCGCGTGTCGGTGACCCGGTCGCCTGCGGGTCGACCTGCAACCAGGGATCACCGGACGTATTCGCCGGCGGCTGAATCATGGGCATGCAGGCGACAACAGGCAAAACCCTGGATGGACTGTCTCACATCGAGCAGTCCATCGCGGACATCCTCACGACCCCCATCGGGTCGCGGGTGATGCGCCGCGATTATGGGTCCGGCCTGTTTCGCCTGGTCGATGCCCCGATGCACGGCGCCACCCTCCTGGCGCTGTATGCCGCCACCGCCGATGCCCTGATGCGCTGGGAACCCCGCATTCAGCTGCACCGGGTACAACTGGACGCCACGCAAGCGGAACAGGGTCACCTGGTGCTGATTATTGAAGGCCGTACCGTGACAGGCGATGTCTCGCTGGAGATCACGCTATGAGCTTTACCGCCATCGACCTCTCCAAGCTGGCCGCGCCGGGTGTGATTGAATCGCTCGACTTTGAAACCCTGCTGGCGAATATCCGCGCGGACTTCACTACCCGGGCACCGGAGCACGCTGCGCTGCTGGATCTGGAAAGCGAGCCTCTGACCAAGCTGATGGAGTCTGCCGCCTATATCGCCCTTACCCTGCGCCAACGGGTCAACAATGCCGCACGGGCGGTGATGCTGGCCTATGCCACCGGTACTGACCTGGATCAATTGGGGGCGCTGTTTGGTGTGCAGCGCCTGTTGGTTGACGCGGGTAATCCGCAGGCCATTCCGCCAATTCCACCCACTTACGAATCTGATCAACGGATGCGCGCGCGTATTCAGATATCACTGGAAGGCCACAGCACCGCCGGACCGGAAGGAGCCTATGTATTCTGGGCGCTGACTGCCTCTCCGGAGGTGCTGGATGTGGGTATTGAAAGCCCGGACCCGGGTGAAGTTCTGGTCACTGTGCTGTCAACCGATGGCGACGGTACCGCCACGGCGGAGTTGCAAGACGACGTGTTTCAGGTGGTCAACGCGGACACTATCCGCCCGCTGACCGATAACGTCACCGTGCAGAGCGCCACCATTATCCCGTATGTGTTAACCGCCACCCTTACCTTTTATGACGGTCCGGATTCCACGGTGGCACGCCAGGCGGCTGAAGATGCCGCACTGGCCTATGTGACGGACCACCACCGGCTGGGCCATGACATTACCCGTTCCGGTCTGTTTGCCGCCCTGCATCAGCCAGGCGTTCAAAACGTGGTAATCGCATCCCCCACCCAGGATATCCCGGTGTCACCCACCGAGTCCGCCTATTGCACCGCCATCACCGTCACTGCCGGGGGTGTGGATGAATAAGCTGAAACGCTACGGCTGGAATCTGCTGATCGCGCTGGATCAGTTTGCCAATACATTGTTGGCCGGCGATCCGGACGAAACGTTGAGCAGCCGCATGGGTCGCGCGGTACGGGATGGCCGTTGCCGGGTCTGCCGCTGGATCTGCCTGTTGCTGCACCGGTTTGACCCGAACCATTGCCAGAAGAGCATTGAGCCTGACGAAGGCGATGATGAGGTGATCGGCATATGACCACCCGCCTGTTGCCACCCAACGCCAGCCCGCTGGAACAGGCCGCCGAGGCCGCCATCAACAGCGCCATCGAATCCATCGATGTGCCGTTGCGGGATCTCTGGAACCCGGACACCTGCCCGGCGGCCCTGCTGCCCTGGCTGGCCTGGACTCTGTCGGTGGATGTCTGGGATAGCAGCTGGCCAGAGGCGACCCAGCGCGCAGTGATCGCTGAATCAGTAACGGTGCATCGCACCAAGGGCACACCGGGCGGACTGCGCCGCGCGCTGCAGGCCATGGGTTATGGCGATGTAGAAGTGCTGGAGCGGGTCAAGTACCTGCGTGATGGCACCTATGACCGCAACTCCAGCATTACTCACGGCGACAAACTGGCTCCTTATGAGTTTGACGTGGTGCTGAACATCGGCGCCATACCTGACCAGTCAACAGTGGATGAAATCAACGCCAGGATTCGCCACTACAAAAACGCCCGCAGTCACCTGGCTGCCCTGCGTTATATGCAATTGCACCACAACGGCATCTATAGCCGGGATGGTTCCAGGAAACACAATGGAGGCCTGATATATGGCTAATCTGCCAGAAGCGGATCAGTGGGAAGCTGGTATTTATCAGCTGGAGATTACCGACCCTGTGTTGGGCGGTGCGGAAGGTATCGACAACCTGCAGGCCAAGCAGTTGGCAAACCGGACGCTGTACCTGAAGAACCTGCTTGCCAACCTGCAGGCGGCAGAGTCCGTGGATGACCACGAAGCCAAGCCTGACCCGCATTCACAGTACCTGGATATAGGCCATCTCGACGACCAGGATCCGCACCCGCAGTATCTAACACAGCAGGAAGGCGATGCGCTCTATAAGGCCATCACCGCACAATCATTACCAGTCGGCGCCAGCATCATGGTCAACAGTGACACGCCTCCGACTGGAACAGTTGAAGAAGATGGCAGCCTGCTGTCGCGCGCGTCCTACCCGGATTTGTGGGCATACGCCCAGACGTCAGGAAACCTGCACACGGAAGCCGAATGGTTTGCGGACAAGTGGGGCGGCTTTAGTGATGGTGATGGCGCAACTACGTTCCGCCTCCCTGACAGCCGTGGTGAGGCAATCCGTGGATGGGATCATGGGCGCGGTGTCGACGCTGGACGCGGACTCGGGTCCGCGCAGTCAGACGACAACAAAGCTCACAATCATATCCAGGGTGAGGCATCGTACAGCGCGCAGTCGCTCTCCTTTGGGAAAAACACAGAAGGATACACGGCGGGCCATCGCCTTGCTGTGGATGGCGGATCACTGACCCCTAACCCATTGACTTCGACACGCGGCACGGAATCCCGTCCCCGCAACATCCCAAAAATGATCTGCATTAAATATTGAGGTCGGCCATGAATATCTATCACTACAATCCGCTGAACGGTGAAAAGATCGGATCATCCATCGCCAGACTGGACCCGGTTGAAGAAAAACCGATGATTCCAGCACACGCAACAACGGACGCACCACCCACCACCGGCAGCAAGCAGGTCGCCGTTCGTGAGGGTAATACGTGGACTGTAAAGCCAGACTACCGAGGCACCACCTACTGGTTACCCGATGGATCACGCGGTGAAATCACCGACATCGGCATCGAGCCACCGGCAAGCGCCGTGTTCAGTGAGCCGGAAAAAGTGTTCACCGATGGCGAAATCATCGCCGCGGCAGAACGCGCCATCGATCAGCTTTGCGACACGGTTTATACACAATATGCCAGCCGCGCCACCCGCTATGAGCAGAAGTATCAGGAGTCACTGCGCTACGTGGCGGCTGGCTATCCAGGCACTGTATCGGCCAACGATTACCCCTACCTGGTGTATGAATCGGCCAAGCGCGGACTGACCAAGCGCGAGCAGGCCGACCTGATCATTGCCATGGCGGTGGCGTTCAACCAATTCGGCGCCCATGCGGAAGCGGCCCGCGCTGAACTGCCCGGCGCCGTAGCCGCCGGTGTGGATACCACCGAGAAACAGAATGCGGCAGACGCCATTGTCTCTGCCATTAACACCCTAGCCCAAGCACTGGAGGCCTGAAATGCCCGCTGATTACCACCACGGCGTCCGCGTCGCAGAAGTTACCGAGGGCACCCGCCCCATTCGCATGATCAACACCGCAGTTATTGGCATTGTCGGCACCGCGCCGGACGCCGATGCGGCCAAGTTCCCGCTCAACACCCCGGTGCTGATCGCCGGTAACCGGTCCGAGGCCGGTGCACTGGACACGGTTGGCGACGGCAACGGCACCCTGCCGGCCGCCATGGATGCCATCTTTGACCAGATCGCCCCGAATGTGATCGTGATCCGGGTCGAGGAAGGTGTTGACGCGGCAGCCACCACCAGCAACGTCATCGGTACCGTGCAGGCCGACGGTTCTCACACCGGCCTGCAGGCCCTGTTGACCTGCAAGGCCAAGGTCGGACTCAAGCCGCGCATTCTTGGTGCGCCCGGGCTGGATGTACAGGCCGTTGCTACCGAGTTCGAGAGTATCGCCGACAAGCTGCGTGCCTTCGCCTATGTGAGCTGTGACAGTGCCGCCACCAAGGAGGATGCCGTCGCCTACCGGGCCAACTTCGGCAGCAAGCGCCTGATGCTGATCTGGCCGGAGTTCACCGGCTGGGATGTAGCCACCAGTCAAACCGTGGAGCTGGCCGCTGTGGCCAGGGCGCTGGGGTTGCGCGCCAAGATCGACAACGATATCGGCTGGCACAAGAACCTCTCCAACGTCGCCGTGTCCGGGGTGACCGGTATCAGCAAGGATCTCTATTTCGATCTGCAGGAAGAGGCCACCGACACCAACTACCTGAACGGCAGCGAAGTCACCACCCTGATCCGGGAGGATGGCTTCCGCTTCTGGGGTTCGCGCACCTGCAGCGCCGATCCCAAGTTTGCCTTTGAGACCGCAACCCGTACCGGCGACATCCTGGCCGACACCATCGCCGAGGCGCACATGTGGGCGGTGGACAAGCCGATGAGCAAAACCCTGATCCGTGACATTGTCGAAGGGGTCAACGCCAAGTTCCGTGAGCTGAAGGCCCTGGGCTATATCGTGGACGCGCAGGCCTGGGTGGATCCTGACAAAAACACCGTGGAGGTGCTGGAAAGCGGCAAGCTGTATATCGATTATGACTACACGCCCATCCCGCCGTTGGAGAACCTGCAGTTCTTCTCCCGCATCACCAATGAATACCTGGTGCAGCTGATTCAGCAGTAAGGCGTAGCGCCCGCCCTCCGGGGTGGGCGGTCGACCCATCCGGTTAACGAAAGAGGATTATCAAGATGTTGCCAAAGAGCCTGAAAAATTTTAACTCCTTCATCGATGGTGAAGGGTATGCCGGACGGGTGGACGAATTCGTACTGCCCAAACTGGCCCGCAAGATGGAAGAGCTACGCGCCGGCGGCATGAATGCCCCCATCGACATCGACATGGGCATGGAGAAGTTGGAGGCCGAGTTCACCCTGCATGAGGTCTCCCGTGCCATCCTGAACCAGTTCGGCCTGTGGGATGTGTCCGGTGTTGGCATGCGCTTCCGTGGTGCCTACCAGTCAGACGACAGCAGCTGCACCACCGACGCCGTGGAAGTGGTCATGCGCGGCCGCTTCAAAGAGATCGACATGGGCACCGCCAAGACCGGCGACGACACCAAGATGAAGGTCAGCGGATCCCTGACCTACTTCAAGTACATCGTCAACGATGAGGTGGTGATCGAGATTGACGTACTCAACATGATTGAGATAGTCAACGGCGAGGACCGCCTGAAGAAACAGCGGGAAGCCCTGGGTCTGTAGCCCGGCACCCTTAACGAGCAACAAGCGGCCAGGGACGGCCACCCTATTTTAATTTGGAGAACAGACCCGTGACAGAATTTACCCTGAAACACCCGATTCAAGGCGACAACGGACGCGAAATCAAAACCATCACCGTGCGCCGGCCGCGCGTCAAGGACATTGAGATCATGGAGGAGGAATCCACCCAGCTCAAGAAGTCCATCCGCCTGCTCTCGCTGCTGAGTGAAGTATCACCCGAAGAGGTGCGGCGGCTGGATGCGGCAGACTTCAATCACATCAGTGATGAGGTGGTCGGTTTTTTGGAATGACCCTGCAGCGGCTGCGGCCCATCATGGCCAACCTGGCCGCTGTATTTCATTGGCAACCGTCAGAGCTGAAGGCGTTAACGCTGGAGGAGCTGAGTGAATTTCACCAACTGGCCAAAGAGCGGACTGTCACCAATCAAAAGCCAGGGCGATGAACACCAGCGAGAAGAAGATACCCACGCCGACCACCAGGGAGATAGTGGCTAGCGTTACGGGATGCAGACCCCACAACAGCCATACGGTTGAAGCGGCACCTACAGCGGCCGGCAGCAACTGGGGCCAGAACGCGCGAAGATAGTTTTTTACGGTATCCATACTCAGAGTATAACGCATGAGCGATCTTGATCTCAAAATTACCCTGCGGGCCATTGATCGATTCAGTGAACCCGCCAAGAAGGTAGCGGCCATATCCGAGAAGCTGGCCAAAAACCTGGGAAACACCCAGAAAGAGCTGTTCAATATCGGCCGCAACAAAAAAGCCATCAAACGCCTCAGCGATCTGCAGGATCAACTGAAAAAAACATCATCTGGACTGGCGCAGGCAAAACAGGAAGTCGCCTATTTTCGCCGCCAAATGGAGGTGGGTGGCAAGGCGGCCGCCAAACTGTTTGCCAAGGACCTGGAGACGGCCAAGAAAAAGGTAGTACGGCTGGCCGAAGCCGAGCGAAAGCTGAACGGACAAACAGCGGAGATGTCTGCAAAGTTGAACAGCGCAGGTATCAATACGCGCAACCTGCGTACAGAACAAGATCGGCTGGGCGCTGCCTACGCCAGAACCACCAATAAGATGCGGGCCATGTCCAAGATGGCCGCTCGGGTGCAGAAATCCCGTGAGCGGCATGACCGCGCGCTGCAGCGCGCCGCCAACGCCACCCTGGTTGCCGGCGGCTTAACCCGTGTCGGCGGCAGGATGACCGGGGCACTGAGAGAACCGCTGCGGGAGGCCCTGGAGTTCGAGGACGCCATGGCCGATGTCAAAAAGGTGGTCAATTTCTCCAATGCAAACGGCCTGCGGCAGCTCTCACGCGAACTGATCAACCTGACCCGCACCATTCCCATTGCCAAGGAGGGATTGGCCGCCATTGCGGCCGCTGGCGGTCAGTTGGGCGTGAGTGAAAAGGACCTGGGCGGGTTCGTAGAAACAGTGGCAAAAATGTCCACCGCCTTCGACATGCTGCCGGATGAGGCGGGTGATGCCATGGCCAAGCTCTCCAACATCTATCAAATCCCCATACAGGAGATGGCCAGCCTGGGGGACGCCATCAATCACCTCTCCAACAACACCGCCGCCCATGCGCGGGATATCGTGCCCGTGCTGCAGCGTGTCGGTGGTAATGCCCGACAGTTCGGGTTAAGCGCCATCCAGGCCGCCGCCTTGGGCGATGCCTTTATCGCCCTGGGTAAGGCACCAGAGGTAGCCGGCACCGCCATTAATGCCATGCTGATGAAGATGCAGACCGCCACCAAGCAGGGCAACAAGTTCCAGAGTGCGCTGGCCCGTATCGGCATGAGCGCAGGGGGGCTGGAAAAAGCCATTGCGGCCGATGGGCAAGGCGCCCTGACCGGGTTCCTGGAGCGCCTGAGCAAACTGGATAACCAGGCGCGGGCCGGGGTGCTGTCGGACCTGTTTGGCCTGGAATATGCCGACGATATCTCCCTGCTCGCGGGTAATCTGGAAAAGTATCAGCAAGCCATCGGCCTGGTGGCCAACGGCGGCTACGCCGGCAGCATGGAGACGGAATTCAAAGAGCGCTCCAGCACCCGCCGCAACCGCCTGCAGCTGATGCAGCAACGTTGGGACGCCGTACAGCAACGCATTGGGGATGCACTGCTGCCCGTGTTGGACCGGCTACTGAATGTCATTGAACCGATTGTTGATGGCATCGGCGGCTGGATCGACAAACACCCTCACCTGACCCAGGCCCTGGCCATAATGACCGGCGGAATCGGCGCGCTGGCCCTGGCGATCGCGCCCGTGATCATAGCCGTTAACGGGCTCAACACGGCCATCACCTGGATGGGATACCGCGCCAAAAAAGCGCAAATGGAAGCCATGCTGGGTGGAGGTGGCGGCAAGGGTTGGCGTGGAAAGCTGAAAGGTATTGGCAAGGGCCTCTCAGGAAAAGCCGGCCTGATTGGCGCCGGCATTGGTGCGCTGGCGATCGGATCAACACTCGCTGACAACACCATGAACGCCGGTGAGAAGGCCGCCTCAATAAGTAGCGATGTCGGGGGCATCGGCGGCGCTATGGCTGGCGCGGCCGCTGGTGCGGCGCTGGGGTCCGTGATACCGGTCATCGGCACCACCTTCGGCGGCATAGTGGGTTCCATTATCGGCGGCATGGGCGGCGGCTGGCTGGGTGAAAAAGTTGGCGGCCTGTTTACCGACAGTGATACAGCACCCATGGTGGCCAAAAATGCCACCCAGAACACCGACAACAGCAACAACACCTTTAATCTGAATGTCCAACAGCAGCCGGGGGAAAATTCTGAAGCCTTTGCCAAGCGGGTCATGGAGTTGATTCAAGGGCAACAACGGCAACGGCAAATGGCAGCACTCTACGACAGCCCGTAAAGGAATTCCCCATGATGCTAACACTCGGACAGTTTGTCTTTCATCTGCGCTCCGCACCCTTCCAGGAGCTGCGTCGCAGCACCAGCCAGCGCTGGGGCAGCAACAGCCGTATCGGAAAGCGGCCGGTCTATCAGCACCTGGGACCGGGTGAGGATACCATCACCCTCTCCGGCAGCCTGATGCCGGAGCTCACCGGCGGCCCCCTGCAGCTGACCAAGCTGCGCGACATGCAGGCCAGCGGCCAAAGCTGGATCTTGATTGACGGCCAGGGCTACGTCTACGGCCAGTGGTTCATCGCCCAGATCGAAGAGACCCGGAAGCTGTTTTTTCAGAATGGCCAGGCGCGGCTGATCGAGTTCAGCCTCAACCTGACCCGGGCGGATGATGACCGGGTCGATCAGTTGGGTGCCTTACAGTGAACACGCCGCACAACCAGCCGGATTACCGGATCATCATCGATGAGGTGGACGCCACGGATCGGTTTAATGGCCGTCTAATTCGGCTCACCCTGATGGACAGGCGCGGTTTTGAAGCGGACCAGCTGGATATTGAGGTGGACGATCATGCCCAGAACATCGCCCTGCCCCGCCGCGGCGCCAAGATCGACGTAGCCATCGGCTGGGTGGGTGGTCCACTGGTGGACAAAGGACTGTATACGGTTGATGAAATCGAACATACCGGCCCGCCAGACCGGCTCACCATCCGCGCGCGATCGGTGGATTTCCGCGAAAGCTTCAAGACTCAGCAGACCCGCAGTTGGCACGACACCACCCTGGGCGCGCTGATCGATACCCTAGCAGAGGCCCATCAACTGATCCCGGCCATCTCCCCTTCCCTGGCTGCTACGGTCATCCAGCACCTGGACCAGACCAATGAGTCCGACGGCAACCTGTTGACTCGGCTGGGGCGCAAGTATGACGCGATCGCAACCGTCAAGTCAGGCCGACTGCTGTTTACCGGCCAAGGCACTGGCAACACCATCAGTGGCCGGCAGATCGGTAGTAAGCGGATTCGGCGATCTAGCGGTGACCAACACCGCTACAGCGAGGCAGACCGCAGCGGCAAATACAGCGGCGTGACGGCCCACTATTACGACAATGACCAGGCCGACCTGTTGAGCGCGACCGCCGGGGCTGACACCACCGTCAAAACCTTGCGGGAGACCTACCCCACGCAGGCAGAGGCCGCGGCCGCGGCAAAGGCCGAGTGGCAGCGGATAAAGCGCGGTGGATCACAGATGCAGATTACCCTCGCCCGGGGTGATGCTGAACTGATCGCAGAAACACCGGTCGCTCTGTCCGGTTGGAAACGCGAGATTGATCAAAAGGAATGGATTACCGGGAATGTTACCCACTCCGTCGGTGATGGCGGGTTTGTAACGAGTGTGGAGTTAGAAAAAAATACGAAATGATTATTGCTGTGCTAGCTTTTCCTGTGGCTTCTGGTCAATTGTCAAACTAACACCATGCAAAACATCATCATCAACATAGGCCCTTACTTTCATATCTCCACTCGCTTTAAGTACAAGAGGCGAGAATTCAACCATCAGGCGAGTTATAAATAATTTCTTGTGGCGCAACTCTTCAGGGGTGCTCTCATATGCTTGCCCAATAGATTCAATAATCTCTTCGGGGGTGATTTCTTCAGTCAACACCTCATCATCGAGCCTAACCACCAGCTTGATCTGTTCGACCGGCTTTATCAAAGGAAGCACTACAGAAACAGCAACGCAAAGCTTAGGCAGCGTTATAGGGAAAGATTCAACAAATAGGCTATTGGAGTAAATACCAATACATGAAAATTTGCCATTCACTTCATGGCGAATATCATCACAGAAAATAGTTTGTACGTGCGGGTGTATCATTATTGCCCCGTGCGCCTATCGGTTGCTTCCTGCCTATAAAGTGCGGCATCGAGCGTGTTCATATCAATATCCAATGCTTTGCAAAGGCCGCGCAGCGTTTTAAGTGTAAGGTTGTCTCGCCCTTTTTCAATTCGGGCGATATGGGACTGGCTAGTACCCATGACTTCGGCCAAATGCGTCTGAGACCAGCCCTTCTTTAAGCGAATAGCGCTGATGGTTTCAAAATCATCATAATAGGTTTCAACAACCCATTTACGGCCCTCTGCGAGAGCAGCCTGGGCTTCAGGGTCTTTCTCAAACTCAGCCACCAAATCATCAATGTTTGTAAATCCGGCAGGCGCTGGTGAGGCATCTCCACCATCAAAAGTGCCAATAACAACCGTGCTGTCACCAGAAGAGCTGGCACTGCCACTGCTCGTGCCGATACGCTTTTCAAAGGTTCCGGTAGGCGTCGATGACGCGCTGCATGAATGGATGGTCTGTTTCATAATTTATACCCCGTTCCATGATCCCAAGGACGTAATACGCCCTTTCCCCAGGGATGTAACAATAGATAACTCTATACCCCTTGATTTCCCAAATCTTCAAGCGCCAAAAGTTACCAGCTCTTCTCAATGATGCAATCTCAGTCACATGAAAGGTTTCAGACTTGTCATAGCCAAAATCGCGCGCCGTCAAGCAATCCAGTAAGTACTGGCTAGCCTTAATCTCCTGCAATATCGCTGTAATACGGCCGAAGGCGTCAAGATCCGTCAGCCGTAGCTGTCTTAGGTCTTTCGCTGCGTCATGATGTATGTGAAGAGCGTACAATATATCTACCTAGGTATAATTTAGTCAAGAAATACTCTAGCGGCAAGATATAAAAACATCAAGAAAACTATTCAGGTGAGCTTATAAGCCTTTTTTGGAGCTATTTAGTATTTATATTCTCTTTTTTTATGTGGGAACATCCTGTACAAACAAGCCCTATCCCTGGGGACATTCGGACATGACGTCCGCGATCTTTTCTACCGGCTCATCACCTTGAGAAGGTTTATGATTACGGCCTTGGATTCGGCATCCAGTCTCTCAAAGTAGCCCGTTAACTCATTCAGTTGGGTCGCCATTTCGCCCTCTTTGGCATCGCCAGGATGGGGTGGCTCCCCATTGCCCTCGTGGTGTAGAAACACATATGCACTGTCATGGAGCATAGAATCTATTTGCCTGCGCCTTGATATGAGTCCTTCTGACTTTCTGCGCTTATCTTCCCATCCCCAAATTTCCAGATTACCCATATCGCCAGCGTCTAGTCGCTCCATCTCTTCCGGAGTGAGCCTAACTAGCCACATGCCTCGCCCTATGTCTGACAGCCATCGAAGCGTTCTAAGCGATATATTCCCTGTTACCACATGAACCCGCCGATAAGCTATCTCCTGATTCTTCATCAGGAACGCCGCATCTGTATGGAGTAAAACGGCGAACCTTTTATCATCCGCTGTTGCCAGCAGAACACCCCACTCTGCCTTGAGCTCATGCTCTAAGACCCTCGCCGCCTCATCATCATCCAGCACACGGCTGACAATGTATTTAGGCCCCACATCATCAAGCAACCATCTGGGCGACACCCGTTCGGTCAACACCAACGCAAGCACCAGATCAGGACTAGGTGGAAAGCCTTTTTTAATTCGCGTCACCACGCTGTGCGAAAACCCCATCGCAGCAAACCACGGCACTAAATCCCTTCCACCTGATACCTCAATGATTTTTGATAAATATTCGTTATGAATATTCAAGTGGATTTCCCCTTGTTTATGAATTCCAATATTTGTATTATGAATCCTAGAATTCATTTATAGCTTTATATATTCACAAGGTATCAATTATGGACTCTACAAAACAAACCGTCCACGAGCAGGACACCCCTCGCCCAAAGGCGCTGTTTGTAAAGCCAGATATACACCGCCGACTTAAGAAAGCCTCTTACACCTACGGCATGTCTATGCAGAGTGCTGCGGAAGAAGCGGTCGAGGAGTGGCTGGCGAAAAAAGACCAAGAGCAGGCCTCGCGTTAACCACCAACACCGGAGAACATCATGACTGAAAACACCACCCCCACGCCGCAAGTCGTCGGCATCATCAATTTCCACGGGCTGACTCTCTGGGTCGTTGACCACGAGGGCACCGAGTACGTCTACGCAAAACCCCTCGCCGACCTCGCAAGAGTTGATTGGAGAAGTGCAAAAAAGACCATTCAGGAAGGCGATAACGCCATTTTGTATTCTACGAAATGGCTAAAACCTCCGATTTTTGTAGCCGAAGGGGGTACTAGTACCCCCACCCAAGAGGTGCTTTGCATCCGTCTAGATCGGGCCCGGATGTACTTGGCTCGAATCAATACCAAGATGATGAGGGGCAAAGGCGCGGACGATGCTGCTGAAGAATTGCTAAAGCTCCAGATCGAATGGGCCGAGGCCCTGCACAGTTACGAGACCACCGGCCTGGCGATAAAGAACAACCACCTCGATGTGCGCCGTAAAGAAGAGCTAACCCTCGCGGCCCTCTTCAAGACCCGCAAGCTGACCGTTAATGAGCAAGAGCGCGAATCAGTCACCCACATGATCAGAGCCAAGTTAAAAGAGCTTGGCTACCCAATCAAAGACGCAGAACAACCTCAGCCGGAGCTGGACTTGTGATAACTAGCACGCCTGCAGCCGATATCAACTTGATATCGACACCCCAGGCTTAGCTAACGTCCCCTTGATTCGGAGACATTGTCCGAATCAGCCCTCAACCTTATAGAGAAGAAAAACAATGGCTGACCTACAAAAAGAAATCAGAAAACTCCTAAAAAACGCCTGGCCTGAGACAACCATCGAACTGCTCCGCCTGGAGGTTGATGCCTTTCGTGAACGCCGCATTGCAGTCGCAGCCGAGCCGGTTGACCTCGATCTGGTCAGGCGGATCGACGGTGTGATTACCCGCATTGAAAAAGAACTGAACAAGCAATGAAAACCCCCACCGGGATGCCCGTCCCGGCAGGGGTTTCGAGGCGACGTCTGCGCCCAACACGCACATAAAGCGTAGACCTTCGCCTCCGGTTTGTCACATGACTGGAGAACAACATGTCATCACACGAAGAATGGACGCTCACCGAGCGCGCGGCTTATGAAATGGTGCACAGCATCGGCACCGGCCGTTTGGCACAGCGCCGCCTGGTTGAACCCCGCACCATATCAAACGAGGTCAATGCCTACCTCTGCTCCAACAAACTGGGGCTGGAGGACGCCATTGATTATGAGCTGACCTTCAACCGCACCGACATCCTCCACGCCCATGCCCGGCGGCTGAACCATCTCTGCGCCCCGCTGCCCTGTCCACATCGGCGCCTTGGTGATGCCTCACTGTTTGAGCGGTTCACCGCCTGGCAGGGCGCCATGGGCCGCACCGTACTGCATATCCATGACGCCTTCGACCCGGACAGTCCGGGCGGTGCCGGTGTCAGTCGGCAGGAGGCTGATCGGATTGCCACCGCCGGCTATCACCACATGACCCAATTCATCACCTTTCTGGAGGAGATAAAGGCCCTCCAGGAAGTCGAGTAACAACCCAGCATCAGGAGAACAGACCATGAATATGGCAGAAGCAAAACAGCGCTTGATGGAGCTCGCCGACGGCGGATACCACTCGTTAACTTATGAGGTCGGCGACCACGGCGGTGGCCGGGTTTCTCAGAAATGTAAGGTTTATCTGCCCAACCACGGCAGCTTTGAAGCGGCCCACTGGGAAGAGGCCTTAACACAACTGGAAGCGTTTCTCAGCGGCCGACCAGTCATCAGTGAAGCGCTGCCAGTCTCGCAAGAAAAAGACATTTAAACGGGGAGAACACCATGTCATCACTCAACACGCACGATCACGCCCTGGCCTTCATCTGCCAGCATGCCGCCGAACACCTGACCGGTGACGGCATGCAGCTGATCCGGCGCACGGCGGACCACCTGACCCACACCATGGAGATTTCCAGTGACACCGCCATGGACATCGCCGGCCAGGCGTATGCCGAACACGCCGCCCGTGGCCGGCGGGAATCGATCGATATGTCACGCACCACATCACACTGCGTTTTTATCAACCTGCCCAACGGCAACCGGCGCTGCATTACCGCGCAACGGCTTGCCGAACTGGTCCAGTAAGGGGAACAGCATGCGACTGAACAAGCAGATCAAGAGCAAGATCATTGAGGCGGCAGTGGAAGGCGCTATCAAGAAGCGGATCTCACAACTCAAAGATATGGAATCAGCCCTGGCGGATGCCATCTACAGCGACCAATTCGGCCTCCATGCGGCATACATGGACAAGGCGCCGGAAGGCTTTTTTGTAGCGAAGAGCGGCTTTCAGCTTTACATCAGATCATCCGACAAGAAGCGGTCACCAATGCCCTATGACAACGAAGAGTACCAGTATCGTTGCAACAACAGCATCACCATGACGGCCACACGGAGACTGCCCTATACCGCCCTGCAGGGTATCTACCTGGACCACGATCACCCACTGGCCATCAAGGCCAAGGCGATCATGACCAAGCATAAGCAGCTCTGGACAGGAAAAAAGGAACTGCAGCAGCAGATAGCCGCCATGGTCAACAGCCACTACACAACCGAACGGCTGCTGGAGACCTGGCCCGAGTGCGCGACCTACATACCCAAACCACCCGCTACTGAAAAAAAGCTGCCCGCCGTGACGGCTGACCAGATCAACAACCGGATTGCCTGCTTGGCAGCCGGCACTTGCTGAGGGGGTGGATATGGATTTTTCAATAAACCCAGGCGCCCTGGCGGAAGCGCTACAGCACAACGTAGCCGAGAAACGTTCGGTGCTGGAGATCTTCAACCATGTGCGCATTGATGCACAGGATGACCGCATTACCCTGACCACCTGCGACGCGGCGCGGGAAATGGCCATCACCATTCCGGCGTCGGTCAGTACCGCCGGCGGCGCCACCCTGGATCTGCAAAAGCTGAAAGCCACGCTGCAGGGGCTGTCAGGCGAGATTCGGCTGCAGACCACCGGCACTACCACCAAGCTGGTGCAAGGCCGACGCCACTTCGCATTTAAGGGCCATGACCTGGACGGCTGGCCGGCAGGCATCGATATGAAGGACCCGCAGCGGGTTGATATCGATGCATCCGCCCTGGCCGATGCCATAGAGGCCGTCAGCTATTGCGCCGGCAAACAGGATTTTAGGATTTTTCTGAACGGCGTGACGCTGATGGATGACTGGGCCTTTGCCTCGGACGGCCATCGTCTGGCTGCCGCACCGGCTCCCGGTCTGCCCACCTGCATCATCCCAAACGACAGCCTGAAGAACTTCTGTTTTTCACTACGCCTACCGAATGCCACCCTGACCATCGGCAGTGCCGTCGAGGTGACTGCGGACAACTTCCGCTACCGGACACCACGCATTGATTACATGCCGCCACAAATGAAGCGTCAACTGGCGATACCGGACAACGCCGCGTCCCTGGATAGTCAAGCGGGTGACATCAAGGCCGGCATTAATCGCATTATGCCATTTGCACAATCCATCAACGGCAACGGTAAATCTGGAACGGTTGAGATCAAACGCGGCGATGCCGAGACCGTATTGCTCATCACCAATGACGGCGAAGACTCAATCCCGGCAAAGTTCAGCACAGATACGTGGCCGGAGGTGGCGCTGGAACCGGCCTACCTGCGTGACGCGATCACCGCTTGCGGCGGTGAGTTTAAGTGGATCAACGGTGGAGCCAGGGTCGCCCAGTTTTTCCTGCCAGAAGGTAGCGACAACATCCACGTCGTGATGCCAAAAAACATATAAAAAAGGAGACCATCATGCAAAACCTATCCATGTACAGCGACGCCGAGATCATCGTCTATGTCGATCGCACCGATCCGGTGGTGGATGAACTGTGTCACCGACTGGAGGCGCGGTTTGATGAGGCGGTTGATATGAGAATCGCCGAGAAAAACGAGACCATCCGTCTCCTGGAACGCCGGGTGCAGCAACTGCTGGCGCAGGGCTTGGCGGCATGACTGAAATCAACGCCTATCCATTACAGTGGCCGCAGGGCTGGCCACGCACAGAACCCGGCAGCAGAAAACGGGCGCAGTTTGGACAGATGAAACAGGGGCGCTACGGCAAAGGGGCCTTGAGCATCGCACAGGCTACCCGCAGGGTGATGCAGGAGATCAGCGCATACACCAAGCGCGGCCGGGTCTGGCGGATTCCGCTGGACCAGGTGGTGATCTCCACCAACCTGACCGTCAGGAAGTCGGACGGGTTGCCAAAGTCTGGGCAGCGCACCCCGGAGGATCCCGGGGTCGCTGTCTACTTTGAGCTGGACGGTAAAAATCAGGTCATCCCCTGCGATAAATACGACCGCATCGCCGACAACCTGGCCGCTGTGGCCGCAACGCTGGAAAGCCTGCGCGCCCTTGAGCGCCACGGCACCGGCATTATGGAGCGGGCCTTCACCGGGTTTGAGGCGCTGCCATCACCCGAACAGGCCGGTGGCATCGCCTGGCGCACGGTGCTGGAGGTTCCGCAATCCGCCGGACTGGAAGAAGCACGGCGCGCCTACCTGCTGCTACGAAGTCGATACCATCCGGATAAGCCCGACGGCTCCGTTCACCAATTCGAGCAGATACAAAACGCATGGGCACTGGCACAACAAGAACTTAAAAAATGAACCCAGACACACTCAATGAAGTAAAGCGCCGGCTGATTGCGGATTATGGGTTGAAAGAGCGCGGTGAGTGGTTACAGTCTGGCCGCTGCCCCAGCTGCGATAAAAAGGAGCTGTTCACCCGGACTGAAAATCCATGGACCATCCGCTGCGGCCGGGAGAATAACTGCGGCTGGGAGGGGCGTGCCAAAGAGCTCTACCCGGAGGTGTTCGAGGGGTTTAATAAAAGGTACAAGCCAACCGAGTCCAACCCCAACGCCACCGCAGACGCCTACCTGCAGCTGCAGCGCGGGTTTGAGCTAGCGCGCATCAAGGGGTGGTATGAACAGGGGAAGTTCTGGCACCCGGACGCGATCAACGATAAAGGCACCGCCACGGTGCGCTTCTATATCGATGGGGCGCGCTCGGTCTACATGGAACGGTTTGTCGAAGAGGTGACGCTGATCGACCCGGAAACGGGCGAGAAGGAGAAGCGCAAGGCCCATTTCAAGGGCAGCCATCGCGGCCTTTGGTGGCAACCACCCGGCATGGTGATCAATGAGGGCGACACGGTTTACATGGTTGAGGCCTGTCTGGATGCCGTGGCCCTGATGCTGAACGGGTTCAAGGCGGTGGCGCTGCTCTCCTGCGTTAATTACCCGGACAAGCAGCTGGAGTCCTACAAGGGTCAGAACATCACCTGGGTGCTGGCGCTGGATAATGACAAGGCCGGGCGCAAGTACATCAAAAAGCACATCGAGCGGATGCGCGCCGAGAGTTTTGAGACAGCAGCCGCCATCATCCCGCAAGGGGTCAAGAAAACCGACTGGAACGATCTACACCAGACCGGGCGCCTGAATAGCCGGCTGATGGACGAATACCGCTACCGCGGGGCACTACTGATTGCCCAGTCTCCCACCGAAAAAGCGCTGCTGATGTACGAGCACGACAACCGGACCGAATTCCCCTTTGAATACAACAACCGGCTGAAGTGGTTCAACCTGAATATCGACAAGTTCCACAAGGCGAAAGAGCAGCTGCAGGACCGTGACACCGGCCTGACCGAGGAGCAGATCAAAGAGCAGGCGCTGAAGGAGAGCAACGCGATTATCGAGATTGCCAACTGTTATCCCCAGTTTCTCTATTTCCAGGCCAACCCGGTCACCGATGAGTCCTGGTACTACGCCCGGGTACGCTTTCCACACGGCGGCGCGGCGGTGAAGAATACCTTCACCGGTTCACAACTGAGCAGCGCCAGCGAGTTCAAGAAGCGTCTGCTGTCGATTGCCGCCGGGTCTGTGTTTACCGGCTCCAGTCAGCAGTTGGACCGCATCATGAAAGACCAGCTCTACAACATCAAGACGGTGCAGACCGTTGATTTCGTCGGTTACACCAAGGAGCACGGCTGCTACGTCTACAACGATATCGCCATCAAGGAGGGTGAACTGTTCAGACTGAACGATGAGGACTTCTTTGATATGGGCAGGCTGAGCATTAAATCGCTCAATCAATCGGTATCCCTGCATATCAACGCCAACCGGGATCACTACAAAACCGATTGGATTGATCAGCTCTACCGCTGTTTTGGTGCACAGGGTATTGTCGCCCTGGCCTTCTGGATGGGCAGTCTGTTCGCCGAGCAGATCCGCGCTCACCACAAGAGCTTTCCCTTTATCGAGATCGTCGGTGAGCCTGGCGCCGGCAAGTCCACACTGATTGAATTTTTATGGAAGCTGGTCGGGCGGCGTGACTATGAAGGGTTTGACCCCAGCAAGTCCACCATGGCCGCCCGGGCGCGCAACATGGCCCAGGTGTCCAACATGCCGATCGTGTTGATTGAGTCGGACCGTGAGGATAGCAGCAAGGGAAAATCCTTCGACTGGGACGAACTGAAAACCGCCTATAACGGGCGCAGCGTGCGCAGCCGCGGCATGAAGAACAGCGGCAATGAAACCTACGAGCCGCCCTTCCGGGGCACCATCGTCATCAGCCAGAACGCACCGGTGAACGCCAGCCAGGCCATCCTTGAGCGTATCGTCCACATGACCTTTACCCGGGCCGCCCATAGCGAAGAGACCCGTAACCTGGCCGTTGCCCTGGAACAGACCCCCATGGAGCAGTTGTCCGGTTTTCTCATCGATGCCGCCAGAAAAGAGAGCCCGGTGCTGAAGATAATCAAGGAGAACGCCACGGCCTATGAGCGAGCCTTGATGGGGCTGGATGAGGTCAAAACCGTGCGACTGGCCAAGAACCACAGCCAGTTGATGGCCCTGGTGGATGCCCTGGCGGTTGTTGTTCCCTTACCCGCCGGAGCGGTAGCCGCCGCCCATGACACCCTGGAACAGATGGCCATGGACCGGCAGCGCGCCATCAACAGCGATCACCCGTTCGTGCAGGAGTTCTGGGACATCTTCGAATACCTGGACGACGCCGGCCACCTGCTGCCGTTGCTGAACCATGCCAAGGGCGATGACAGCATCGCCATCAACCTGAACCACTTTCAACAAGTGGCCATGGAAAAGAAGCAGAACCTGCCCTGCCTGATGGCTGACCTGAAAAAACACCTCAAGACCAGCAAGCGGTTCAAGTTCATCGATATCAAACCGGTGGCCTCTGCTATCTGGAGCAGGAGCAATACCGACAGTCGACCCAAGACGGTCAAGTGTTGGGTTTTTAAGAGTGCATAGAAGTAGCTATATTCAACAATTCTCATTGCTCAGTTAGCTATTTCTTACCAAAAAGATAACCCACTAAGGTGCCAAACAAAACACCTAGTGTTGAATCAAATTTTCCATGATAGGTAAGCACACTAGATGTCAGCACAACAATGACAATAATTATCACTTGAAGCTGTTTTTCAAATTTTGCATGATTTGAGGTGTTTTCTAATGTCGACTTTTTTATATCTTCAAATATTTTTAATATACGTGATGCCAACTCATGGCCCTTATCCGTTTCTAGGTAAGTAAGAAATGGCCCCATATCTAATTCATCATCACATATAACATCTTCGACCTCTGAATTCACAGGCTCTTTTTCATTATCATTTGACATATTTCTATCCAAAATCCCCACCAAAGTAATTCTTATAAATAACTAACACTCGCTCCATAACCGAGCGGATATCCTGGTCATCTACAATAAATAGTTTTTGCCTCAAATTATCTCCAGCCCTGGCATACCCTGCAATGAGTCCCTCTGCTAGAGTTGTCTTGTAGCTATTCTCCTTAATTTTTACATGCTTCGCTCTGTTACAAAGCTGGCATATAATTTGATAGTCTGGGTCAAGATATAAAGCACGGTGTATCAGCTGTTTTGGTGACATCTCATCTGTGCATATACCTTCGTATGATTTGTGACCATCTGGAAAAATCCATTCACGTAGATGATTCAGCGAGAATAGTGCATTCAAAAGATTATCTACTGTCGAGTCCTTTATATACTCGTCTACATCTCTTCTTGTTTTTTCATAAAACTGACTAACGTCAATCTCAAATAGTGAATTTTCCATATCTTAAATGAACCTGATCCCCCTAATTCAACAAAAATAGTCTCTAAATATCCGCTATCAGTTATTTTCAGGATCATTGATACGATCCTTTGTAAAAAGCCGATCAGCGAGGTAAAAATAAAAGCCCATCATAACCATAAGCCCACCGATAATAGCTGCACCAAACACCCAAACCAAATTCTGATCAAGCTCAATGGTTCTCAAAGGTATATAGGGTGAACAATATTGATCTACTTAAATATTTTTAGCGCCTCGAGTTCATCCTTAGCAGCTTTAACGAACGCAATCCTTAAATCACCGAACTGCCTATCAACCTTCTTCTCGTTATTTGTATGTGATGACAAGGCATAATCGGCTGCTGCTTTGGCCTTCATTAAAACGTCATCTGAGCTGACCAACTCCATACTCGTGATCAGGTTGCCTAATTTACTAAACGCCATGACGTCATCATGCTTTGTTTTAAATGCAGATAAAATAAGATCGTTCAATTCCATTAAAAAGTTTCCATACAGTTCCTTTCTTTCTCTTATTTCATCTTTTTTTAATGCCAAACCCCAATCCATAGACTTAGCTGCCTTTGCCGTAAAATAGGAGATCACTCCCCCCAATGCTGTACCAACAAGGGCGGAAACGGCTGCAATTAATGCGATTGTTAGTTCCATGTCTTTTTTATACGCATAGCGATCAGCTGTAGGGAACTGAGTGAATAGAAGCCGGTATTTATAATGCTTCTACGCTGCGGAAAGGATATTAAAATTTATTGAACTATTCTTTTTCTTCCACTTTGACTTTGCCGCTATCGGTCCCGGCCTTAAGCGCCAGGCTGGCAATCGAGGAAATGCCCTGCCCCATCATCTCGCACATCACGACGATTCCCTGCAACGGATCATCGTCCATAAACGCTTTGGCTTTATCACTGACAGCGAAGCTCTGCTCCAGCCGGGAGACAATTTCCGCATTCATGGAGCGGCCATTGGCCTTTGCGGCTTGTTCAATTGCTGCCTTCAGTTCTTCCGGCAGGCGGATGTTCATCTGGGGGTCTGATCTTGCCATGTCCGCATCATAATACAGCACGGCGCTTGACCGCTATTATAGTACGGTGCTATATATAGCACCGTACTACTACACATCAACAAGGAGACGACATGAAACCAGTCAGTCACTACCCGCCCGTCGGCATCCGCATGATGCCCGAGCATAAAGCCTGGTTAAAAGCCAAGGCTAAACAACAGGAACGGTCAATGAATTACGTGATCGTCAAGATGATCGAGAGAGAAATGGAGAAAGACGGAAATGGAAACAAACAATGATAAAGGCCCAGGTGCTGGAACACCTGAGCCTTCGAATGAACACCCAAACCAACGAAAGGATAGTTCAATGAACGATGATACAGCAAACACCACTAACGTGCAGCCCTTCTCTTGGGGCGGCATCGATCTAGCCCAAGTCGTCTACATCGACGGTATTCCCCACCCCACCAAGCAGGCCATGGGCGAGTGGCTCGAATACGTCGAGCCGAGGAAGTACATCAACAAGCTCCTGGACCGAAATCCGCACATTGATCACTACTCAGTTGACGTCAAACTGGGGTCAACTGACGGCAAAAATTACGAAACCAAGGTCTACCATCCCATCGGCTTTTTGCTGATTGTCATGGAGTCTGGACAGCCCAAGGCGCTGGCCTGCAAAGTGGCTGTGGCAGAGTTCGTGTGGCACTTTGCCGGGCCACAGGGGGTTGATCCGAAGATTATCATGGCCAAAGAGAAGGAGTACCGCATCTCCATCCAGACCTTCAACGCCACCACTGACCCAGCCCTGCAGGCGCTTCTGCTCCAGCGCATCCACAGATACAGCAGGGAACTGGGTTATGCCCTCCCGCAGTCCTTGCTGGAAATGCAGCGCCAGCTCCAACTCGAAATGGAGGTGTGATATGGCGGAGAAAGAAATCTACACCAACGCCAAAGGCGTCTTCCTTCTTTGTGTTGCCGCATCACGGGAAGAAGGCAACACCAAGGGACTTCATACTATCAACCGGGCAATATCCCTTGCCCGGCAACGCGGCTACAAGAACGCCGATAAACTGCGCACCGTACTTAATCAGGACGATCCAGGGCAAGAGAAGGTCTTTGAAGTAGTAGACGAGCTGTTCACCTACATCGGTGATATTGAGTTTGTCCGTGATTGTCTCGGAGCCAATATCCCAATGATGCCGGAGGGAGCGTAGTATGACTTCGGAGCAGATGCGCACGCGCATGAACCTTCAATGCAACTGGATCGATGATCATCTTCAGGCGCTCGATGCCGCCGCTATCGGGATCGGGAAGAGCGGCACCGACATCAAGCGTGAAGCCGCCAGCCGCCTGCTGCGGGTTGTTATCGACAGTACCCAAGGCCTGGTCAACGAAATGCGGGAAACCGTCGAACAACTGTAAAAGCGAGGGGGCCGCAAGGCCCCTTTTTTGATGGACCGTTACTAATAACTATGAGTATTTATTGATAAGGTAAATCATGAAAAAAGACAACGACCACACTAAAAGAGAACGCCAGGCGCGATACCGGGCAAGACGGCAGGCGGAAGGCTTGGTTCTGGTACAGTACTGGGTTCATCGTTCAGACGCCGATACCGTGGACCGGCTGGTCACACCCTACCGGGCGAATCCGCAGTCCACGCGGTAATAACAAGGAACCCTATAATGAACAGTCTGCCACCTGGCGTGGAGATCCACGGCAAGCGGGTGCGGGTCTATTTCCCCTATGATGGCAAGAAGTGCCGGGAACCCCTACCAGGTGAACCGACACCGGATACCATCGCCTATGCCGGACGCTTGGTTGAACTGATCCACCATGAGATTAATACCGGCACATTCAACTATGCCCGCCACTTCCCAAATTCAAAGCGGCTCATAGAAAACACCCTGAACCACTATCTTGATATCTGGCTGGAGATCAAGAAGCAGCGCACTGCGGCCAGCACCTATAACGGCTATGAAGGCATGGCGCAGCGCTACATCAAGCCAAAGTTCGGACACCGCCAGGCTGACCAGGTCGACTATATCGATATTGAGAACTGGATCAGCAACGACCTGGACAAGCTGGCATCCAAAACCATCAAGGAAACACTCGCCATACTCAGTCAGGTCTACGACCTATATCAAAAAAGGAACCCAGGGTCCCACAACCCTACCACCGGAATCAATATCCGCCTGCCGGACATGCCGGATCCGGAGGTCTGGAACAGGTCTGAAATAGACACCATCCTGACTACCCCACCGGCTGTAAACATGGTCCAGGAGCTGAACCTGTTCAAGTTCATGCTATGGACTGGCCCAAGGGTATCAGAGGCCATTGCCCTCGCCTGGGAGGATGTCGATCTTTCTGCAGGCGTGGTCCACTTCAAACGGGCCAGAGTGCGCGGACCATTCAAGGCGACAAAGACAAGGCGCTCCACCCGGGAGGTGGAATTACTGGCGCCGGCGCTGGAGGCGCTGAAGGCGCAGCAAAAGCTGACGGCCAAACTGCCACCGATATCCATCGATGTTACGGAGCGAGACAACCGCACAATCAGAACCGAGAAAGTAAGGTTTGTATTCCACAACTCCAATACAGACCGGATCCATTGCAGCGATCGAACCCTGCGCGAGGCCTGGATCGCACACCTCAAAAAAGCAGGCGTTCGCTATCTGGGTCTTGGCCAGTGCAGGCACACCTTCGCCAGCCAGATGCTATCTATTGAAATGCCACTCGAGTGGGTGGCCAAGCAGCTGGGGCACAGCAGCACGGCCATGCTGCACAAGCACTATTCCAAATGGATCAAGGCCGACGCCTACGACATGGTGGCCAGAGCCAACAAGAGGCTGAATTTTTCAGGCAGGGGGAAATCAGGCAAAAAGCAGTCATGA